GAAGAAAAGGAGATGAAAGCAGAATGGCAAGCAGCAGTAAGTCAAGCCATACAAATATCTAAAGGAAGTCTGCCCGCAAACATTGGAAGACAGATACAAAAAATTCTCAATCCTGAGGTGCCCTGGCATATCCTACTACGAGATTTTGTAGAAAGAACGGCCCGTAACGATTATAATTGGACAAGGCCATCAAGAAGATACATAGGACAAGGCATCATATTACCAAGTCTTATAAGCGAACAGCTTCCAGAGATAGCCATAGCAATAGATACAAGTGGCAGCATTAACAAAAAAGCTCTGTCAGTATTTGCAGCAGAAGCCTCCAATATATTCAGTGCTTACGATACCACAATTAGAGTAATATATTGTGATGCCAAGGTACGAAAGGAAGAGATATTCACCCGAGCAGATTTTCCAATGAAACTAAATCCAATCGGTAGAGGTGGAACTGACTTCCGCCCTGTATTTGAACACATCAAAAAACAAAATATCACCCCAGCTTGCTTAATATACTTCACAGATTTGTATGGCACTTTTCCAAGACAAGAAGCAGAATACCCCACTATGTGGCTTACCACTACCAAAAATAAAAAAGCCCCATTCGGAATAACAATAATATTCAAAAATCTAAAATGAAAGGACGATACCATGAAAAAAAATAAGAAAAGAACAAAATTAGTTTGGAATGATAATACCACAGATTGGGAGAAATTCCCTTTGGTAATACTTGCGAATGCTATCAAGAAGCAAGATTGGTCCAAAGATATTACCATTACCATCAGAGGCAAAAGCAGCGGATATCAAACCCGATTGTATAATACTGAAAAAAGCCTCGATGATGCAAAAAAAGAATTTAGGAAAAAGGGTTGGGCAAAAGCAGCGGACATCAAACCCGATTGTATAACACTAAAAAAACAGTATAAAAACAACCATATACGCATAGATATTGAATGGATTTTTCAAGAGACAAGATGCTGCATAAGTCTGGAGCATCCATATCAAGACTGTCAAGACTGTTTTGGTCATCCAAAAACGAAATCAAAATACATAGAAGGAGCATTGGAAAGAATCAAAGCGGCTCTCGAAAAAGCTATTCTCATAACAGAGAAAGAAATCATTCAAAAACAAGAAAGAGAACAAGAAAAAACGGAAGCAGCAAAATATCAAAGTAATCTCTGCAAAGAACTTGGAGTAACTCTTACCCATAGGTATAAGTATACAACTTTCTACTCCTACGAATACCACCAAGGAAAACATTTTGGAATGAATTTTAGAAGAATAAGACCTTTAGAAGAGTATAGAAAAGACAAAATCTCCTTCATAATCGATGAGATTAACGGTGATTTTAGTATAGAAGAAATCAAACAACTTATCAAAATCATCGGAGGTTGTCCAAGAGCCATTGTGAGTCGCCTAACAGACAAAAATACATAAGAGGAAGAAAATGAAGTATATAATAGCTTCAATCATAACCTTTGCTATTTATCATCTTATCTACAAATGGTTGGATAAAAGCAAATGGTTCAACAGTCAATTTGAAACAGAAAATAAGGAGAAATAAAAATGGGAACCACAAATTTTAGACTCCAAATAAGAATACTTATGGAAAGGAAAAAGGTTAGCATTGCCAAACTATCTCGCATAGTAGACCTCCACCCGGATACAATTTATAAGTATCTACGGGAAGAATCGGAGATATCAGCAGCCAACCTCGAAAGATTATTCAATACATTAAACGCAATGGAAGACCCGAAACTCTAGAGGGATGAAGTATGAAGATGCGGTTAAGAATGAAGATAAATAAATTATGTATAAAATTTCTCGTTCCACCAATGAAAGGAGCATTACCTTACTACAGAATATATGGAAAGAAGAAAAACCTTCCATGGTACTTCGGTATCCTATCAAAAATAGAATTCAAAACAAGAAATAAGGAGAACAAAAATGCAAACAGCATTACAAAAGGATGCTCTAACTGAAACCTACAATGATATGAAAAACCTAATAAACAAAGCGGCTTGGGATTTCTATAGGAGATACGGAGGAGATTTTGAGGAATGGAGGGCAGAGGCAAACCTCGCCTTCATTGAGACATACAATAGTTATAAAAAACACAAAGGACAATTCTCCACTTGGCTCTATTTCCGCATTCGGAAAAACCTCTTAAATTATCACCGAGCATTATATAAGCAAAGTCCCAAAACAAGCAGAAACAGAAAAGATGAAGACGAAGATGCTATGGAAAATCTTGAAGATGAAAAGAGACACCATTTTTCATCTTTGGAATTTTTCGATGGGATAGGAGATGATACAACAACCCTTATACTTCTAATATGGAACCTACCCAATGACCTACCTATAAGTAATGGTCCCAATTCCTGTCATACAAAAGTCTCTTTAAGAAAATATCTTCGAGACGCAGGTTGGACTTGGGAGAGAATTAAAGAATCCTTTGAGGAGATAAGTAGGATTATAAATGAATAAACTAAAAAAGATTCCTTACCAATTAAAAGCCGTTCACAAAATAGAACAATTCCACGGAAGAGCTTTATTGGCAGATGAGATGGGGCTTGGAAAAACTGTAGAGGCCTTATTGTGGGTAAAACATCATCCAAAAGCAAGACCTGTCATAGTTGTTTGTCCAGCTTCCTTAAAATGGATGTGGGAATCCTTTGTACATAGAGTTCTTAAAATAAGATGTGAAGTGCTGCATGGAACCACCCCACCCAAAACAGGACTAATAGGTAAGCATTCTTTTCTAATCATCAATTATGAAATCCTACAGTATTGGATTCCTCACCTCAAAAAGTTGAAACCTAAAATACTACTGATAGACGAATGCCATTACATCAAGAATTATAAAGCGAAGAGGGCACATGCTATTCGCAAATTGAGAAAGACACCCTACATCATAGCAATTAGTGGAACCCCCTTAACCAACAGACCGGCAGAATTATGGACCACAATTCATCTTCTCCGACCAAATGAGTTCAAAGAAAAATTACCCTTCCTTATTCGTTATTGTAATCGCAAATGGACACCATGGGGCTGGGACGTTAGTGGAGCAAGCCATTTGAAAGAATTACATAGAAGACTCAAATCAACAATGATGATTCGAAGATTAAAAAAAGATGTTCTAAAAGAACTACCAGATAAAATTAGACATACTATTCCTCTTGAAATTGAAAGAGAGGAATATGATGAAGCAGTAGACAACTTTATTAGATGGCTATCCAAAAAATCTATTTCCAAAGCCAGGCGGGCAGCGAAAGCAATGTGGTTAGTAAGAATGGGATACTTAAAAAGATTAGCGGCAGAACTCAAGATGAAATCTGTACTATCCTGGATTGATGATTTTTTGGAAGAGGATAGTGGTAAGTTGGTGTTATTCTGTACCCACAAAAAGATTGTAGAAATCCTCCACAATAGGTACAAAGGAATCTGCGTGATAATCGATGGAGGAGTAACAGGCATAAACAGAAAAAGGGCCGTCCGCAGTTTCCAAAATAATAAACGAATAAGAGTATTTATAGGTAATATTAAGGCAGCAGGATTAGGGATAACATTAACGGCAGCAAGTTCATTAGCCTTCGTGGAAATGGATTGGGTGCCTTCAAATATGTGGCAAGCCGAAGATAGGATACATAGAATAGGACAAAAGAATGCAGCTAACATTTATTACCTCATTGCAAAAGATACCATAGAACAAGATATTATGAAAATATTAAACAAAAAAGCCAATACGGTTGTAGCTACTTTAGACGGGGGCACAAAAGCTAATCAATTAAATATATTTGATGAGCTTGAAAAAGCTCTAAAGAAAAAAACCAAATGACTCGTGTATGCTCACAAAAGAACCCTGTTACTCGTGTATACTCACAAAAGAATTGAAATACTCGTGTATACTCACACTGGAGAAGAAAATGAAATTTATCAACATCCTACTACAATTAAACATACCATATAAAACAGAAGGACATCATCATTGTCGTCCTGGTTGGGTTCAAATTGATTGTCCATTCTGTGGAAAGGATTCTCATAAATGGCATTTGGGTTATTCCTTGGAAGAACATTATCTAAACTGCTGGAGATGTGGTAGCCATCCTCTCATCGGAACCTTAATGGAACTAACAGGATACTCCTACATCATGTGCAAAAGAATTCTCAAGGATATAGAAAAACCTACCAGAATCAAAAAGGAGAGACCAAAAGGAAAACTCGTTATACCAAAAGGCGTTATGGAAATGACAGGAGTACATCGACGATACCTGCGTGAACGAGGATTCAATCCATCAGAAA